GCCTACTCCTGATTAACTGAATCAATTCGTCTAACGTGTAAAACTTGCCTTGTGATAAAAACATTAATAATTCCTTAAATTAGCCCCCGTAGGGGCGGTTGGTTGTTAAAGCATTATTTCTGTGAACATGTTTCGCTGATTACTTCCCGTTACATTACTCATTGATTTATGAGACTTGGTAACAATTTCAGCAGGCATAACACCTCTTTTATTTTTACGTTCTACATAGCTTACAACTGATTTAAAACTTTTACCTGTTGAATAAAGCTCGTATGTATCGCCCATGCTATTTTTGATTGTTTCGATTAATTTCATTGTAATTCCTTGGGGTTGTTTTGTTTCAGTAACAATATAATAGTACATACAAATTAGAATGTAAACACTTATTTGTATTTAAATAATTAAATAGTGAATATAGCGAATATAGTAAGTCGTTTACTATGCTGCATCCCTTGCCCTATATGGGTTCTATAGATATATAGTATTATAGATATATATCTATATATAAATATCAGTATATCTAGTGATTAAATGCATAATACTAATTATCTATACTTATTTTTATACCTTATAGGGCATACTTATTGATTTATACCTTATAGTATATATAACTACCCCTCACTATATTACTATATAAGCGTTTTTTGCTCTGTATCCCTTGCCAGTAAAGGGATGTAGCATAGTAGACAGTCACTATCTAATTACTAGATTAACTACGTAAGACATAAAAAAACCGCATTTAAGCGGCTTTTGTTTAAAAAACGTACAATTATTAGTTATGAAAGTTCATACCTAAAACCGCGTTTTCCTTTGGCTTTTGATACTTTTCCAGCATCGACCAACTGTTCAAGTATCTGGTTAACCTGTTCTTTTTTATGTGGTCTGCATCTGTTAGCGATCACGCCTGCTGTTTGCGGCTCATCAAAACCGATTAGCAGTGATTGAATTTTCATGGCTATTGAGTCACCCGGCGCTTCTTTTTCTTTCATGTTTGAATAGGCTAGGCGGATCTTCCTGTTTATGTCGTCTAACACTAGCGCATAAGCCCACCTGACATGCTCAGACGTGCGAACGCCATCTGGTATAGCAAGTATGTGGCTTACTTTGCCAACTAGCTCATAACCGCGCCTAGGGATTGCTTCTAGCCCTGAATCACTTTGTGCCGCTTCTGCCATGTCCCAAAATGATTGGTAAACCTCATCAAGCATTAAAGCGGCATCTGGCCTTGTTTCAATTTTGTGTTGTTCGTCGTAAAACTCGACGCGTGATTCAAAGTCTAGCGCATTAAATGAGCCGGGATTGTACATATTAGAAATGGCATTTTGCATTTGCTCGCCCATCTCTGAACGTTTGTAATTAGCTTTTCTTTTTGGATTGTTTTCTGGCTCGTCGAATATCATTGCGCGTGATAAAAAACCGTTCGTTGCGCTCTCATATTCCATCAGTGCATTAAATGTCACTGGAGTTGTAAACCCTAGAATTGATATAAATGGTCGTTCAATACCTTGGTCAATTGATGACAATGCGCGTTCAACCTGCGGCAGTCTTGCTGCATACCTGCCATGTTTATCTTCATTTTCATCTATTTTTTTGCGGCATTTTGCAGCTTCATCTGACAGCTCTTTTTTTATCGCGTCTTTTACATCACCTGAGACTGGTAAAAATGAATCTGCTTTGCTGTAAATTGACATCACCAAACCGATCACACCTTCAAGATATGAAGCGCCACCTTTTGAGGCATTCATTATTTTACGCAGCACCAAACCAAATTCATCAATACAATAATAACTAGCCTGATGTCTGGTTAGGTTTCTAATTATTTCTTGCTCTGATTTAATTGCGCCATGTGTAGCCGATGCAATACCCGCTGTTTTTAGGATTTGATTGTAAGCTTTTTGCACCGCTTCTTTGCCTGTTGAACTACCAGCAATACAAAAGCTAAACATGTTAGCGGTCATGCCGTCGTGAGCGTCTTTTGTTCTCATACCTGCAATGTTACCGACTGCCGTTAATGCTGCGGCTACTGCAAGATTTTCACGGGGATATAAACATTGTCCGTTGATCCACTTTGTAAGCTCACCAACAAAACCGGGTGGGCGTTTCAAATCAATTCCTTGAATATCTAAAGTGGCAACTGGATCTTCTTCTACCAAGTCGCTGGTAAATTCTACTGATTGAACATAACCGTTCTGCTCTGCGTAATGTATTAGGCTGCCAAGTGTCACCGGGTTTGCAGATTTGCCGAACGAGTGCCAGCGCTTGCGCATCATTGTAAAATCATATTTCTCGCTTCCTTTGCTCCATTCATCCCAAATGCCGAACCCGTCACCGTTTGTAGCGTGATGAATTGCCATGCCACATCTGATCCATTCCTCGTAATCAACATCAGCATTTTTGTAACAGTTCAGCATATTTATAATGTCGTCGTCTGTCACGTCCATTTGAACACCGTTATATTCTGCGCGGTGATATTCTGGTTTAGCTAACAGCTCAAGCAATGAAATTGGTGCTTCTTTTATGTCAGATGGTGAGCCATGCAAACACTCATATAATGCGCCACTTTTATGTTTTGATTCTGCGCCTACAACATAGCCTGATGATTTAAAATCTATGCCTTTATAATTTTCATGGTGTTGAGCCAGGGCTGTTTTTTCTGGCACTTTAAAATATAGGTGCATCGAGCCACCACCAGAACCTGTTTTAACTGCAAAACCTGCCTCTGATAATAAGTCAATTTTTAAATCGCGGCATAAGTCCATAAAAGCGTCAACACCTTCATTCCTTGCATCAACGTCAACAACTAGATAACCAGTACATAACACGCCAAAACCGCTGTCGAATTGCCCCATTTCTTCAATTGTTTCCAACTGCTCTTGTGACCAATCAGGTGTGTGCTGCCAGTTTGAAGCAATCGGGTGCTTTCCTGCTGCGTCACAATGTGGGTTAGGGCAATCGCATTGATCACCCGTAAACCCGTACAGGCCGAATATTTTCAGCCCTGCTTTTATATAATCGTTTTGATTCATTTAATTTCCCTTTTTTCTAATTCGCGTTGAATATACCAAATGGCTTTTTCTAAATCCTGTGATCCACTGCCTTTTAAATCACAGCGCCAAATGTATTTCAAAGCATTTCCTAAATTGAATCCCATGTGTTCAGTTACTTGTATGCACTCTATTCCGCTTGGGTGGCCTGTGTAGTGTTTTGGATGGTTGACTGCATCGTGTTTCATTGTTTGTACCCTATTCTAAAATCATGGTAAATATCGCGGATTGGCATCCGTAAACCCTGCGGCGTGAAAATGTAGATACAAACGGGAAACTTTGACCCCTGTTTTTTGCCGTTTTTATCTAGAAATTCGCTTCCGTCTGGTCGTAGAAAACCTAATCTGAACGGCATATGGATCACAGTGTCAGCATATTGACGCGCCAACCTTGTATAACCGACTTCTGGTTTATCAGGTATTAACATCATTGTTATGTTGCCAATCCACGCCTCTGAAGTCGCTTCTTTTATCCACGGCGCTATATCAGAATACGGCGGATTACAAAAATTAACGCGCTTCCACGGTAATTTAAAAGCGTCTTGATCATTCTCTAATGAATAAAAGTTTTCGCATTTTGCAGTGTTTGGAGCGGCGCAAACATCTAATTCAATAATCATATTTGTAAAATTCTGTAATGATTTAATAAACCACCAAGGTGTCTGCGCACAATCTTGCTCACTTTCTGGCGTTGTTGTGTTGTTCATGTCCAATTATATTTCCTCCTTCCATTCTGCGACATCTGGACGCAATTCCTCACGCTTAAAATAACCGTCTGATTTTATGTGTACTATAGTTGCACATTTTGCCGCTATTCGGCCGCGTTTAACCCACTCGTAAACCGCCTGTGGTGTTACGCCACATTCATCAGCAAGTCGTTTTCTGCTACCAATCCACGCCAATAATTTCATTAGTTCGTCCGCTTGCTGCTGTTTTATATCTGATGCCGATTTCATTTTCTTAGTTCTCTATATAGTTAAGTTATGAGCATACTACTTTAAAAATAATTTTAAATAAAGCTTTACATTCAAATTTATATATATAATATGGGCAGCGTAGAAAGAAAAGAGGAGGACAAATTAATGTCGTTACTATCTACTATTAGTAAACCCGCCGACCGTTCTGTTATCTGTACCATTACAGGTGACGCAGGAACAGGAAAAACCACGCTCGGTGCTACATTTCCAAAACCTATATTTATTCGTATAGAAGATGGATTGCAGGCAGTACCAGAAGCAAACCGCCCAGATGCACTTCCAGTCATCTCAAAAGTTGATCAGTTTTGGGAGCAACTAACTGCTTTAATAACTGAGCCACATCCTTATCAAACAGTCGTTATTGATTCAATCACACAGTTAGAAACCTTGTTTGCTGAATACGTTATAGCAAATGATCCAAAGCAACCAAAAAGCCTAGCGCAAGCAAACGGCGGATATGGTGCTGGTTATCTTGCTGTAGCTGCTTTACATGGCAGAGTCAGAAAAGCTGCAAAGGCTTTGAATGAAAAACGCAATTTGCATGTTGCATTTATTGCACACAGCGATGTATCAACAATTGAATTGCCTGATCAAGACCCGTATAGCCGTTACGAATTGCGACTTCATAAAAAATGTACTCCACATTATGTTGATAATGTTGATTTGGTTGCATATCTAAAATTAGAAACATTTACAACAGGTGACGGCGACCGCAAAAAAGCCATTTCAACTGGCAACCGTATTGCTGTTTGTTACACAGGTGCGGCGCAAGTTAGCAAAAACCGTTATGGAATATCAGAAGATTTGGAAGTGTCGCAAGGCGTTAACCCATTTTTACCATATATCAAATCATTAAACCCTACTAAAAAAGCGAGTAAATAATTATGTCATTTTGGACAACAGAAGCATTAGCAAGTACAGGAACAGTTGAGACGGGCGGCGGATCTATTGAGCCAATCCCAGCAAAAACACAAGTAAAAGCTGCAATTGATGAGGCAAAATGGGACAGCTACGACGGCGAAGAATACATTAGTTTACGCTGGACAGTTTTAGCGCCAGCCGACTATAAAAATCGTAAAATATTCCAGAAGATTAAAGTAAATGACCCGGCAAAA